AGTAGGTGTATGAGTATTGCGATAAAGGTAATTCCCCAACCCAATGTCTTAGTTTGACCAGACAACGTAATAAGCACCATTCCAGTGCCGGCTAGTGTCCAAGTCAATGCATGGATTTCGGAAAGAATCTTCTTCACACCATTAGGTGCATTCGTTACGGTCTGCGGGTACCTGCAGCAGCAATGGCTGCGCCAGCAGCAACAGCAATAAGGGTTCTACGGGTGCTTACGGGGATGTTGCTACCAAGTGGAACGTAGTTGTCAAAGCCAGGGCTAAAGATGTTAATTTCCTCTTCAAAGGCTTCACGAACCTCGGCTGGTGCATCCTGCACAGCCTCTACAATGGCTTGTGCCTCTTCTTCGGAGAGATTGTCTACCTCAATGGCTTCGAACACAGCGGTAGCCTCTTCGGACGAAAGAGATGCCACAACCTCTGCGCTTTGGGCTACAGCCACAGCCAGTTCTTCGCTAACTTCCATACCTTCCTCAATTGACTCAATTGCGGTTAACAACTCTTCATCGTTGAGTTCCTCAACTGGGATTTCCTCTGTTACCTCATCAGGTAACACCTCTGTGGGAGTAGTATCATCTGGTAGCACAGGGGTAGTATCATCCACCAGTTCATCAACAAACGGTAGGGTATCTTCCGTCTCAATAGTAGGGTCTGTGTCTGGAGGTTCCAATGGGATTGTTTCTTCAACTATTTCTTCAGGCTCTTGGATGGGTTCCGTATCTTCTGTGGTTGGCTCTTCTATGGGTTCAGGCTCAACCACTACAGGTGGTTGCGCTACTGGTGGTGATACGTATTCTGTGGTGGTTGTGGTTTCAGGCACCGTCGAGGTGGTCGTAGTTGTTGTCGTTGTTGAGGTGGTCGTAGTTGTCGACGTTGTTGATTGTTCTGGCATGGTCGGCTCTGGTGCTAGCGATGTGCTGGTCGGTGCGGAAGAAGTCGTAGTTTCTGGAAGCGTCGTGGTAACTGGGTCCGTGACAGGCACAGTCGTTGTCGGAACAGTAGTAGTACTGGTCGTTGTCGACGTCGTGGATGTTGTTGTAAATTCCCATATTGAAAGATTACCAATCGAAAGATGACCAGGAGCACAACAAGTATCTGTTGAGTATTGACGGAATGTAAAAACATCACCCTCATTTACAGACACAGACTTAGTTCCTGATGCATTGTTTTGTTGTGTAATCAACGTGTAAACCCCGTTGATTCCATATTGTGGCGGGTCGTAGACCCAGCCATCGGTTGTTTGATACGACCAACTAAAGTCAACCGTGTTTACATCAGCCGGGATAGTTGTTTCAATCTTTACCCAATGCGCTGCGCCAGAGCAACCGTTCTGGTCTGGGCCATGCAATGTAATAACATTGTCTACAACTTCGACTGAGCCTCCACAGGCTGCTGATTGGCTGTAAGTCCAATCTCCCAGAACGTCTGCTTCGGCACTAGATACTGTGCTGAATAATGCAAGTATTGCTACTGGGATAAATATCAGCCAACGGGTACCAAGCATCACACAAATACTTTGCGTTTCCAATGAACTTTTTTGTAACCGTTCCTAAAATATTTTCTTATTTTTGCCAAATCTGTAATGTTGGCATACTCGTCGTGTTGACAAATTTCATGTTCCCATTCTTTTCTTTGAAAAGGGATTATTTGGAACATTGGTGTTCCAGCAGGAATAACACCATCAAATCCCTTTTTTAAAAGAAACGGCACATTATTTGGAAATGGAAGTTGATAAAAAGTATCTGTTTCTACAATTCCTGACATTGTTTCAAAAGGTAAATGAATCTGATTGAGTGGTTGGGTAATAAGTGACGACCAACCTTTAGGTGTTTCTATCCCGTAAGGTTGCTTCCATAGAAATTCCCATCGGTAATAATCATTGGATATTTCTGACATTGGTTCTCTGTGAGAAATAATTGTTGGTTCATTTGCAAAATAATATTCGCAACTACCATCACTATTAACTGATATTTGTATATCACACCAAGTTTCCTGAATGTAGCCAGACACAAAACAATCAGCATACGGCATACATTGTTTTACATTTTCAACAGTTTTCCCATCTTTATATCTTTGACCATCCTTGGGAACTGTTGGCATTCCTTTGAACCATTCAGGCATATAAAACCTTGCTGGTTTTGGTGGGGGTACGGTTGCGCCAATTAAATCATTGAGTGCATGAAACTTTATTTTTAATTTGTCAGGCATTTTTCTCCCTAGTCTTTGTTAGAAGGAATTCTACCCCACAAACCAATTGGACATTCCGCTTTGCGCAACTTTACTTTTACTTTCATAAAACAACCACATTTTTTGCATGTATGGGTTGGTTCAAATAAATGGTCACAATCAAGACAGATGAGTAGCCGTTCTTTTGGCGTATTGGCTTCCATTTCAATCGATGAATTCATCCCCTACTTCAGCAGAAAAATCTACCCACATTTCTAATCCTTCATCCCATGCAGCCATAGGAGATGGCTTCGGCACTGGTGGTTGCCAGTCATTATTTTCATCAAGAGTCCATAACCTGTAACGTTTTGGTAAAACAAATTCATCACGGAGTGGGTCGTATGACCCACCAATGGTCGCATATTGTTTTCGTATATTTCCATTGTAGGAAGTTCTTTTACAAACTTGACCACGAAAATTACCGTACCAAGTTTCTGGGTCTACACCTTCAATGAGTTCAGTTTCGTCAATCCCAACAATAACTTCAGTAACAATATTATTCTCGTCCAAAAATGCGTAGTGTGCCATTATGCAAACTCTATCGTTCCGGTACCAGCAGTAAATCTATAAATCTTATATCCACCAGTTGTTGTTGTTGGGGTCAAACCACCACCGTCTTTAGTCAAACCAGTAATTGCTGCAAGGTTTGGGAGTGAATCAGGGTAGCGAATAAACACAACACCAGAACCTCCACCATTACAACCATTGGCTTGTGGACTTCCGCCACCACCGCCACCAAGATTTGTTCCACCCTGACTACATGTAGCGCCAAGTTGTGCAGCAGCACCACCAGAACCACCACCACCGCCCACACCGTAACTACCACTATAAGCGCCAGCACCGCCGCCACCACCATAACCTACAGAACTACCCGAAATAGCGACAGATGTTCCACCACCACCACCACCACCAGAAGAACAACTGCCACCGCCGCCGCCACCACCAGTTCCACCACCGCCGCCTCCAGAATATATACATCCGCCAGAAAAGGATTGATGACCAGTTGAACCGCCGTAGCCCTGACCAGTCGTTCCTGCAGCCGCAGCAGTATTCCATGTGCCGCCGCCACAACCACCAGTAGAACCATAACCACCACCACCACCAATAGAAGTAACGGTATGAAATACCGAGTTACTTCCATTACCACCTTGGTTTCCACCACCAGCACCAACGGTCACAACATATGAACCAGTTTGAATTGGCAATGCAGTTTCAACCGAAGAACCCCCACCGCTTGCCGTAACAGTCGAACGAAGTCCACCGCCACCGCCACCGCCCCAGTAGTCGTATGCTCCACCACCACCACCAGCAAGAACCATGTAGCCAACTAAATAGTCAGTAACTGAACCACCAGCCCAATAACCAGCAACCTGTGCCGTGTTGCCACGGCGACCACGAGGTTGTAGAGAGCCACCACTGATGGCTTTGCCACCAGACATAGGACGATGAAAAGTAGGCACTTAGTACCCCTTACGCAATTACGTTGACGTACCCGCTAATGGAAATAACGTTAGCGGTAGCAGCAAATGCACGAACAACTAATGCTGTAGCGTTACCCTTCAAGATAAGACCTGGAACAATTAGGTATAAACCGTTTTCTGCTTTTACCGTGTATTCAATAAGGTCATCTGGAGAAGCAACGCCACCCCACTCAATTGTCAACTTCCTGTCAGTTGTGTCAGAGTTGACTGCGTACAGCCAAACTTCATGAAGGGTTGCGGGTGTAGTTGAACCAGTGTGGATGAGCGTACCTGCAGTCGCTGTTTGTGCGACCTTGATTTGCTTGCCATCGGTTGAACCGCTAAGGATTGTTTTGCTGAAAGTTGCCATATATGTTCTCCTAAATCGTTACATTACCAAATTAAACTGATTACTTCTTGTTCAACCGTATCCCAACGGTCAAATACCTGTAACTCCAACCACTCATCAACATCAGAGGTCGAGAAGTTAACAAGGTCATAAACGTTCGCAAAGTAGTCGTTTGCCAAATCGCCCAAAGTTGTGCCGGTAGCACCCTGAGAAATGTACCAGTCATACTCCAGGGTTCCACGATACTGAAGACCTTTTTCAGACCAGAAGGCGTACAACAAGTCGCCAAGGGTTAAACCTGCATCTGGGTAGGTAGCAGACAAAGCCTCGTACATTGCATCGTTAGTTGTCGCCATCTTCATCCTCCCACTTCAAATCGTAGACCTTAATGCCGTAATCGATACCGCACGTTGGACAAACCCAGTTGGTCAACCTTGGAGGGTACTCCTCGCCACATGTAGTGCATTCTTCCAAAATCAAACAACAACCTTCAACTGTGAACGACTAGCCTTTTCACGCTCCGCCATCGCAGCAATCAAAGAGTCCAACTCAGCATCAGTAAGTTCTGTTGCTTTCTTATTAGAACTAATCGTTACCGAAGGCGGAACCATACGGTTCGTCGCCTGCAAATACAACTGAGCAGACTTCGTATCACCATCAAGAGCCTTAGAATACAACGTATCGAGCAACCGCTGTGTGCGTTCAGGAGAACCCTGAACCTCATCCACCTGGTCCTTCCAAGCATTACGAAAGATTTCTTTCTTCTCCCAACGACGGAGAGTGGTTATATCAACACCAAGTTCTAAAGCCATCGCCTTCTTGGTCGCTGGCACACGCTCACTAGGAGCAGTACAAAGCCACTCAACGTAAACTTGTTGCTGTTGTGTAAGAGTCAACTCTTCATTTTGTTTCATTACCAAAAGGCCACCTTGTTACCTAATTGTGGAGGCAGAACCAATATGTAACGGAAGGGGGGGACTATAGGGGGGGAAGGAAAACCTGTGCACCGAAGCCGCCGCCCAAGCGGCTGCGAGTGTGCTACCTCCACAGTTCGAGAAGGGATAGTAAATGGCAACCAGTAAAAAGGACCCTAGATTAGCAAGGGCTGGCGTAGCCGGCTTCAACCAGCCTAAAGCAACCCCAGGACACCCAACGAAGTCTCACATCGTTGTGGCTAAATCTGCTGGTCAAGTGAAAACTATTCGCTTTGGTCAGCAAGGTGTCAAAACCAACCAGACCGCAGGACAGCGAGAAGCCTTCAAATCTCGCCACTCCAAGAACATTGCTAAAGGGCCGTTAAGTGCTGCATATTGGGCAGACAAAGTAAAATGGTCTCCGTCGAAAACATCCCAACCCAAAAATCAGAAATGGATTAAAGGCTCCTAATGGCTGCTAAAAAAACCAAATCCAAAGTCAATGCTGCTGGTAACTACACCAAGCCTGGAATGCGCAAAAATCTGTTTAATAAGATTAAGGCAGGTTCCAAAGGTGGAGACCCAGGTGAATGGTCAGCCCGCAAAGCCCAACTACTAGCCACCCAATACAAAAAGGCTGGCGGAGGCTACAAGTAATGGCACTAGCCAAATCCCAACGGTCCCTAAAAAACTGGACAGACCAAAAATGGCGCACCTCAGATGGTAAACCGTCGAAAGGTGACAAACGGTACCTGTCAGACGCAGCATGGAAAGCCCTAACTCCAGCAGAAAAGGCAGCCACAAACAGGGCTAAGTCCAAAGGCAACAAAGCCGGCAAACAGTTTGTTAAACAACCCCCCAAGATTGCCAAAAAAACCAAACAGTACAGATAAAACAGTACGTTAAAAATAGGTGCCGGTACTTAAAAAAAGACCCCCACCCCCTATCCAAAACTAATCGCTACGGCTACGGGCTGTACCAGTACTTACTTCAAGTCACCCCCA